AACAGCGTGCGTTATAACCGAGATTGGACTGCGCCTTGGACTGATACGACTTTTGCAAGAGCCATCGAAGCCAAGCTAAAGGAAAAAAATCATGGATAGAGAAGACATCATCAAGCTAGCGCGGGAGACTGGATTGGCTTACGGATCTGACGAAAAGCCATTAGGGTCTGTAACACGCTTCGCTGCCCTAGTCGCCGCTGCCGAGCGAAACAAGCTGGCCGCTTGGATGATGCGACAAGGCTATGCCACAGGACACGGCGACACCGTGGAAGACCTGCTGAAAGAGTTGGAGTGGCAGATCAGGGAGCGAGAGCGTGAGGCGTGTGCGAAGGTTGTTGAAGATTACTGCGGTGCATGGGACGACGAAGGTTATGCGCTCGCCGCCGCCATACGAGCAAGAGGGCAGCAATGAGTGGCAACCACAACATGAAACTCATTGCTAGCCTGGCGCAGGTCAATGACTTTGTAATGGTGCATGGCAATGAACTGCAAGCAATCCTGGACTATGTTCAGGATATGGAGCAAAGGATCAGCATTGTGCGTGAGCAACTACAGTATTTAGTTGCAGAATCTGTAGAACCTGATGCAGAACCTGATTGCCCACCATGTAATCAGGACTGTAATCAGGGCAGAGACTGCCCTTTGAGGAGGGTTTAACCCCTATTTCCTCCCAAAGACCCCCCTACCCCAAACAAGAACGGGGTAGAGAGGGGAGGTTCCTCCGCTGTCAAGCAGCATCTCGATGTCAGTCTCCTGACCCCTCGGCTTCGAGATAAGACCAGCCGACCGGATTCTTCGGGAACTGCCCCCTAGCCTTACGGCATACCGGCTATCCGCTTTCACTCCACGCAGCCACGGGTAAGGCTCTTGCTATCGTGCGGAGTACGGTCTGGTCAGAAACAAAAAAGCCGTTAAGGATGCCCCCTGGTGGTGATCCCTCTGGGGTAAGTAGAGGGCAGGGAACATGCTTAACGGCTCAATCTGCACCACACAGACAACCTGATCTTAATGGCAAACACCTTTTGATGCAAGCGGCAAAAACACGGCTAAAAAGCGGCAAACCTGGCAAACATGGCAAACCATTTGCCAACCCGACGAACGGTAGATTACTAGCTATATACATATGTTCCTAGTGTGTATAATCATCAGTGTTGTACTTAACCAAAGGGGTAATCATGAAACATTTGAAGTTAATCGAGTCCGATCTATATGACATCAGGCTCAAGACAGTCCACATCATTGAGGGCTGCGCCAACATTCATCGAGTGCTTGCAAGTGATTGGGACTTTATGTCTGAGTATCAGGTCAAGGTCATTGAACGCTTGATCGGTGAAGTTGAAGAGCTGAAGGACATGCTAAACCATATCAAGAACCGTGATGCTCGCAAAGACATTAGCACTTGCTTTGATGAAACGGAGGCAGCATGACTAGCTTTGATACGGAATCAAGACGTAAAGCCATATGGGCTACTGATGCTCGCAAGATTGTTGATGGCCGTGCCGCTGACGTTTACCTGGAAAAGATAGGCCAGACAGAACGTGAAGACATTTCACACATCGAAGCAGTGCAATGGGGTTTGAAGTTGCAGGATGTGATTGGCAGGGAAGCCAGTGCTCGCTTGCAGATGGAACTCAAGGAAGCTGACTACGAGCTATACCACCCTGAGCATACCTGGATGGCATCTCACTTTGACTTCATTAGTGCTGATGGCACGACACTAGTCGAGGTGAAGAACTACAACCAATCAAAGAGGAATCAATATGATGCAGACACTGCACTTATGCCTGCGGCCGACTCAGCGCAATGTGTTCATGAAGCTACGGTACATCGGGTACAGCGTATCGTACTTGCGGTGCTCTTTGGGGGACAAGAACTGGTACTCATCAACAAGGAAGTATCAGACGCTGAGAAAGACGCGCTTATACGCACAGAAGCTGAGCTATGGGGCGCAATACAGGCCAAGCAGCCTCCAAGCGCGACTACGGTGGATGCAGCGAGGAAACTCTTCCCCGTATCCACATCGGCTGGGGTTCTAGCTAATGCTCAGTTAGAACAAGCCTGCCAGCAATTAAAGGCGATCAAGAACCAGATTAAGCAGTTCGAGGAGGCTGAAGAGAAGCTACAAGGTTTCATTCAAGGGCAGATGAAAGAAGCAGGCTCACTCATCACCTTTGACGGCAAGGTGCTTGCAACATGGAACAGTGCCAAAGGTTCTAAACGCTTTGATCCAAAGCTACTGCAAGCAGAGATGCCTGAAGTCTATGAGCGTTACGTTATTGAACAACCTGGAAGTCGGAGGTTTTTAGTCAAATGAGTAATCTAGTCGATCCAACAAAACTTGATCAATCGATCATTGATTCAATCGTATTAAGAGGAGATTTGAGTGGTCTTAAAGAAGAACAGCTTACCGGCTACTATAACTACCGATGCCAGCAAGTCGGCCTCGATCCTTCAGCGAAGCCGTTCGATCTTCTTGTCTTGTCAGGAAAGAAGGTCTTGTATGCGAATGCTGGGGCCACACAGCAACTCAGCAATCTGCATGGACTGTCCACTGCGATCACTAACAGGGAGCGAGTTGAGAATGTGTATCTTGTATCTGTCCGATGCACTGGCAAAGATGGACGAAGCTCTGAAAATCAGGGAGCAGTTGACATCTCAGGTCTTTCTGGTGAAAAGCTAGCCAATGCCTTAATGAAGGCTACAACCAAAGCGATACGCAGGACTGTACTTGCTCATTGTGGATTGGGGATGCTTGATGAAACTGAACTCGACACTATCCCGACTAATCAATATCAGAAGGTTGATATGCCGCCTGTACAGGCTCTGCAGCCGCTTGCTGAGGTCATTGAGGGTAAGTACAAGGTACTAGTTCCTGAAGGCGATAAGAGCAAGGTTTACAGCTCTCACCAGGATGAAATGCAATGGCAGGATAACTTCTTTGGTTTGATCGGCAAGATCGCTGACAGCAAGAAGATGACAACCGAGGAGAAGAACGCCAAGTTGGCGTCACTCTTTCGGGTCAACCACGAAACCATCGATAACTTTGGCGGGGTTGCAGCCATTGCATTCAAGAAGCGCTGTCACGATCATGCGGTCGAGGGTTATATCGCAAAAAAGGTAGTGACTCTGGAGGCGGAGGAAGAGGTAGTGTTCGATTGACGCAGACGCAGGCAGTGCTTGAGCGTTTGCAACAAGGAACGCTCACGCAACTGCAGGCTTACGCAGAGATTGGTTCAACAAGACTGGCAGCCAGAGTCGAAGAACTAAGAAAGCAAGGTCACACCATCGTGACACACACAATTAACCGTAATGGCAAATCCTTTGCCCAATATCAACTAGTGAGGAAATAATGGGTTACGAACAACAGCAAGGCAGTGGCGTACTTTTCACCGTCAAAGAGAAGAAGTCTGACAAAGCACCAGATTGGTCAGGAAGTTTCACTTGCGATCAGGCTTACAAGCCAGGTGATGTGATCAAGTTAAGTGCATGGACAAAACGCAGTGCTTATGGCGATCTGATCTCGATTAGGGTGAATAACTTCGTACCAGGTCAGCCTGCAAGGCAAGGCCGTGAGGTGAGCTATCAAGACGATGACAGTGTGCCGTTCTGATGTTATGCCCCAAGTGCGCCGAACGTGGTGAGCACAACGATACGATCATCCTAGAGACTCGCAGGTATGGCGGTAAGAAGCCTGCGAACTCTTGGGTGACACGCAGGCGACGCTGTGTCGCTTGCTTGCATCGATTTACCACCACAGAAGTCATTAAAGGCGCTAATGACAAGGTATGGGATGCTGCATTGCGGGAGGATATGGCATGACAAAACTGACAGAATCCCACATGAAGGTGCTCAAGTATCTTTCCAAGCGAAAGACTGAAGCCACATTCAAGGAGATTCAACTGCAAACCAGACTTGGCATTCCGACAACTAAGTACGTTATTCGCGCACTGCTTCATGATGGATACATCAAGAAACGATCAGAAAGGATTAATCGCATAACGGAACGGTTCTATACCTTTTCTAGCTGGGAGCCAGTACCGAAAGAACCTGTTAAGAACCCTATCAAGTTCACTAAGACGCGTATTACGATAGAACCCAAGTTCTTCAACAATCCGTTTAATGTAGGTGCTTCATGAGTGAGATGACCAGGGAAGAGATGCAGGCCAAGATGGAGACGCTCTATGCGCTTACCAGAGAGCTACGAGCCATGCTGGCAAGAACTGATCACAAACTCAAAGTCAGGGAAATGTTCATTCATGCCTTGCTTGACCCTGATGCTTTTGGCTATGCCGTAGAGAATGCCGTCAGGGAAGAAGCCTGGAAAATCCTGCAAGGAGAGCGCGATTGAGCAAGCTAGGAAAGACCAGAGGTGCCAGTTATGAGCGCGAGGTCTGTAACGCGCTTACAGAGCGTTTAGGAACCAAGGTGACGCGTGTACTAGGGCAAGCAAGAGATGGCGGCTCAGACATCGATCTAGGCCCGTTTATGATCGAATGCAAGCGTCGTAGGAAGATAGCGCTCTATGAATGGATGGAGCAGGCCAAAGTCTCATCCAAGGGTGAGAAAGTGCCTGTGGTGATTTGCAGGGCTGATGGCAAAGAGAGCCTGGTGATCTTTAGGCTTGACGATGCGATCACACTGATGCAGAATGAATTGTGAACTCCGCTGAGTCTGCCAGTAGGTTAAGCGCTTGAGGTAAGCGAGCAGACAACCTCACCACGTCGTCTTCCCCTGTGAGTAAGTGGATTTCGCCCCGTCCTAGCGACGGGGTTTTCTTTTGGCAGTCTTTGCCGATTCTCGAAAATTCTTGGCGGTGGGGGAGCCTTTACTACCTGGCTTTCTCATTCTCTCGCCAGAACCTGCTGCAATGCGAGCACGTTTAGCATGAATGTTTGCGTATAAACCTGGTTTCATCTAACACCTCCAGCGTCTTCGAGCGGCCTTACCTCTTGGGCCAGACCATGATCTTGACCTTGCACAAAAACTCTTCTTCCTAGCCTTTTCTCTTGGCGTTGAAGGGTTAGGTGCAGGCGCTTGCAGATTGGAGCCTGTAGCCCTGTTATAAGCCTTCCTACCGGCCTCTGTCATGCCACCACCTTCAGCTACTGACTGAAAGTGTCTGCCTTTACCACGCGTTGTCTTTGCAATCGGGTTTGCCATGCTTACCTCATCATCAATGCTTCAGCTTCTCTACGCTTGGTCAACCCTGGCAGCACCCTGCCTGCAGCCTTGTTCCACTTGCGACACTCCACTGCTGCACCTTTCCAATCATTGGCATCGATACGTTTCTTGAAGGTCGAGATTCTGTAGTTGCCTAGCCCACAGTTATACGCCCAACTGATGACTGCAGCAATACGTCTAGGGCTTGCAGAAAGAAGCCTCGGTGAGAGTCTTACCAGCCCGGAAACGAAGTGCCTGACATGCTCCTGAAGGGCAGTTTCAGCTTGTTCTTTTGTCCAGACAGTGTATTGCCTAATATCACGACCAGTAGCACCATAACCGATAGTCCAAGGGTCAGCGCCAGTAGCG